CAACTACGGCTTAGGAGTCGCACTTACACCTGACGGCTCGGTATTAGCGGTAGCATACTCTGGCTCCAAGAAAGGAGGCCTTAATGTGCCAGCTCTTATATTTGAATACGAAAAAGAACTTGACCAAAGCTATTTGAAAACCTGCGTATGCCATCAACCGAATAACCAAGTCATACTTGTAGGTATAGAGGACGAGTTTCAAAGGAATGAAATGGTTAGTCCAAACCTTGGTGATTACACTAATCTTCCCTGGGCCTACGCGCCAGCTGTAATGACTGGGCAGAAGGTACTTAACCTAAGTGTAAAAAGTTATCCACGTATAGGTGGTATTGGCTTTTATACATTGAAGCATGAAAGTAGAAGCATCATCCTGGCGCCATTGATAACAGATGAAGATAGGTACGTCGCACCTACAATGACTATTACAGTTGCTTCAGAAATTACTTTTGACATAACAGACCCTGCGACTGTTGCATATGACTGCTATAGGATAGTTATACGAGATGGTTACTTTGCAGATGAGTATGTAACATATGATAAGCAGCTAAGTATTCCATATGAAAACTTAGCAGGCAAAGAGATATATCTAATGGGCTACTTAGAAGAGCGACTAGCAAGTGAGCCTAGATTATACACAATATAAAGGAGGCTAGGCGACATGGAAGAGCAATTGTTCAACCCAGATAAATGGTTAAATCTGGGTTTACCGGGTGCGGCACTGTTCATTGTACTAATAATCATAGTGTTGATGTTCAGACAACAAGGCGAAAGTATTGATAAGCTATGTGAAAAGCTTGACAATGTAACAGATGCTTTCTCTGAATCCAATATAACGCTAAGAGAGGTTATTATAAGCAATGACAAAGACCAGAAGGAATTATTGAGACACATCAATAATCTTTCTGAATTAGTCCAAGACATGCATAAGCGTGTAATTCGTTTGGACACAAGACTTTATGAAATGACTAAGAAAGGAGAGAACATCACATGACTAAAGGAAAAGTCAAAGGTCAGGTTGTAGATACAGCCGAGCAGCTCAGCAAAGAAGCTGAAAAAGATTTAACTCCTGAAGCTATTGAGGAGTTATCAAATGGGAAAGGAGATGACGAAGATGAGTAACAGCCCATTAGTAACTTATACTAAACTCTCACCGAATCACAGCGGCAAAAGAACCAAGCCGATTGACACTATTACAATCCATTGTGTAATGGGTCATTGTACAGTAAAGACAATTGGCGACATCTTCGCGCCGACGAGCCGCCAGGCCAGCAGCAACTATGGTGTTGATGACTGGAATGGTATTGGCCTCTATGTAGATGAAGCAAATCGCTCATGGTGCACATCCTCTAACGCTAATGACCAGCGTGCAATCACAATTGAGGTAGCCAGCGATACAACTGAGCCGTATGCATTCACTGCGTCTGCTTATGAAACTCTTACAAAACTGGTTGTAGATATTTGTAAGAGAAACAACATCAAGAAACTTGTTTGGTCCACTGACAAGAATGCTCGTGTAAATCATCTTAATGGCTATAATTTAACAGTTCATAGAGATTATGCGAATAAGTCCTGTCCAGGCAACTGGATGTATAACAAGATGGGTGAGTTTGCAGCAGAAGTCAATAAGCGTCTCGGCGCGGTTGAACCTCAGCCTACACCGGTGCCAACTCCGAGCAGCTCTTATACTGTGAAAGTAAACATCACAGATTTGAATATCCGCAGCGGCCCGGGAACTAACTACAAGGTTGTAGGACAGACCGGTAAAGGCGTCTTCACTATTGTGGATGAAGCACAAGGAGCTGGAGCAACTAAGTGGGGCAAACTTAAGAGTGGTGCTGGATGGATTTCACTTGACTTCATTGAAGGCGCGGCTCCTGCCAAAACAGAGATTGCTAATAGAGACCTTGTAGATTTCAAGGGTGGTAATTACTACATTAGCTCGACTGGTGGCAAGTGCTACACAGGCAAGCCTGGTAAAGCAAGAGTAACTCAGATTGCTAAGGGCGCTAAATATCCTTATCATGTTATTCGCACAGGCAATGAAACTTCGGTTTATGGCTGGGTCGCGGCGGACCTGGTTAGTAAATAATATGAGGCCTCTTACCTAAATAAGAGGCCTCATAAATAAATATCACTCGTTACACGTTCGTTATATAGGGGTGGGGTTTTATACTAAAAAGTATTTACGAACCCGTATAGAACATGCTGCGAGTTAACAGAAGCTTCTATTAAATATTATAAAGGGTGGCCCATACATGGATTTTCACGAACGTATTTACTACTTCCTTCTTTTATGATATGATAATAGAAGTAAAAGGAGGAAAGCAAAATGTATAATTCTACACAGGCAAAACTTGAACGACGTAAGCAAGCGAGACGAAGAAGACTTGTAGTTAACTGTATGTGCATAGCTTTAATAGGTACCGCAACCTGGTTCATTTCAGCCAGCGTCGCCGAATCTAATAAGGCTAATGATGTTGCACAGCAACTACAAGCAGTAAATGAAGAGAAAGAGGTGCTGCAGCGCGAAATTGAAAGATTAGAAATTGTAGTTGACAATGGGATATTCTTCCAGGGCAATGATGAATGGCAAGCTGAAGATGTTCCGTACTATGACATTCCATTAAGTCAAGAGTTACAACTCTATACATATACTAAATGTGAAGACTTAGGAATCGGAAACTACTATGAACTTGTGTTAGCAATGATGTGGCAAGAAAGTGACTTTGACCCCTCTGTAGTTAGCAAAACAAATGACTATGGAATAATGCAAATTAACATATGCAACCATGAATGGCTTTCAGAAGAACTTGGTATCACAGACTTTCTTGACCCATATCAAAGCATCGACGCCGGGACGCATATCATAGCATCACTTCTACTAAAGTATCAAGACCCACACAAAGCTCTAATGGCTTATAACTATGGAGAAGCAGGGGCGCGGAGCCACTGGAATCGCGGTACCTACACAAGCTCCTATAGTAGAGAAGTAGCTGGAAAGCAGGAACAAATACTAAATAAAAAGATATAATATATCTTATTATCTTAACTTACTTAACAATCTTAACTTACTTAACTTTCTTAACAATATTTTTGATTTATTTTCAATAACCTCTTGAGAATACAATATTTTTGTTTTGAATAAGAGAACTTAATTCGTGAAATGTCAATAAGTTTAGATTGTTGAGATTGTTGAGATGTTAAGAAAATGTTGAGGCACTTATTGACTACAGGGTCGCGGCGAACCCGCTGAGGAAACAGCTGTAGAAAATCCGTAAGGAAAGGGGGTTTACTTTTTAAGAGATTTAGTGTATAATATAAATATGAGGTGCAGAGAATGCGCCCTAAAATAAAAAGTCGAAAGGATGGTATTTACCATGGCAAAAACAATTACTGTTGAAGTTGAAGCTCCGAAGAATCTGAAGGCTGGAGAGAAGTTCTCTATCGAGGTTGAACTGCCTACTCCTGAGAAGAAACAGCGCGGTCAGCTTGCTGGAATCGCCCTCGTTGACATGACAGATGAGCAGCTCAAGAGAGAGCTTATCAATTCGAACTCTGTTCTTTACAAGGCGAAACAGCGCGGTGCCTCTGAAGAGACTATCGCTGCTAACCAGGCGCGTGTTGACGCTGCTAATGCTGAGAAGGCAAAGAGAGCCGGCACAAAGCCCGCTGAGACTGCTTCTACTGAGGCTGGTCCGGTTGACGGCGATGTTCCTGCGGATGCTGAAACTGCAACGGAAATCTAAACATCGTCCGGCGACGAGTACATTATGCTTACCGTCGCCGGCTGATAAAAATCTACAAGTGAGCGACATATGAAATTAGCAGTGCTTCTATAGAGCCTGTATATGAGCTAGCGCGATGCTCATCAAAACTAGTATGACTTGTAGATTTTTACCAGCCGGTGAGGCATGGGATGCACAAGTAATCATGTGAGAATCATCCACTCACTACAACAGGTTATTTGTGCAATCTCCTTAACTTTTGTCAAAGCAATCATGCGTGCTCTTGCTGATATTCGTATCGAGAAGAGTTAAATGTCAACAAGTACCTTGCGCAGGGAAACGCAGCACATGATTGTTTTGACACGAGCTAAGGACAATACGAAAGTATAGAAGCTGTTAACACCGATGCAGTCCTGTCAAGGGGTTGGCTCAAGCAGTTACGAGGTAGAGTGGCACATGAACGCCGTGTCAAGCAAACTGTTAAACGCGTTCCATCTGTAGGTCTATGTAGATATTGTGACGACCTACTTATGACAATTAGGACCGGCCCCTTTCAACGCTGGGGTTCCGTGTAAAAGACCGAGGCTTAGTATCGGCGTCCATAACGAAAGAAATATATGGTGTCAGAGAATGGCAGCTCTGAATAAATGGCGTTGCCTGCCAATCGGTTTGAACTACCAGCCATATCATTTGCCGCTGTGCAGAATATTTGATAAGCTTGTCACTTATCAGCTCGCTTTCATGCACAGCGGCAAATAAATGCTGACAATCTTAAAATAAGGGGCATCTTTGAAGAAGGAGGTATGCACAGAAATGGAAGTTTGGAAAAAGATTCCGTTTGGGCACTATGAAGTTTCAAATACTGGTTTAGTACGCAATTCAAAGTTTAGTAGAGCTATGAAGCAACAGGAAGAAGGCTTTTATTTCTTTGTCACTCTTACTTCAGGCTCTATACGTAAAAGATGCAGAGTACATAGGTTAGTTGCAGAAGCTTTCATACCAAATCCAGATAATTTACCTGTAGTTAATCATAAGGATTTGAATCCAGCAAATAATCATGTTTCTAACTTAGAATGGTGTACTTATCAGTATAATGCCGAACATGGTTTAGGAAAGCCAATAGAGTTAATTTCAGCTACAAGCGAAAAGTTAGTATTTCCGTCATTAACAAAAGCTGCTGAGTTTCTTGGCTGTTTACCCGCTAGTATTCATTACTATGCTAATGAAAGCGTTCCATCACCAAGCGGGTATGTAGTAAGATATGCAGGAGGTAATATATAATGCAGAATAAATTACTTATTTCAAGTAATTGCATAGAGATTCAGTGCGAACGCGATGATATTGCAACACAACAGTTACTGACTGATTTTTATCCAGTAACTTCAAATAGGATAAAGACTTCATTCAAGCTTTCACCACACTTGGTACCTGAAGTGCTAAAGGCTTTTCGGAACTTGGATGAGAGTAATATACATACCGCACCACAAAAGATTCAAGATTTGTTTTATCGTGAGTTACTCATCAGAGAAAATACACTGGACCTCTTAACTAATGGGCCGCGGCAATCATGTATTGTATCAGATAAATTGACATTGAAAACACATCAGCAACTCGGTCGTGAGTTAGCTGAATATCATGATAGATTTGCATTCTTTTATGATACAAGAACAGGTAAGACACCGTTATCTCTAACTATCATCTATGATGACTTGCGTAAGAATCCGAATCATAAGTGGCTTGTAGTTTGTCCCTTGATTCTTATCTACAATGCTTGGTTAGAAGATGCTGCGAAGTTCTTCCCAGAGATTGCTACAGTTAACTGTCATGCAGATACACCTCAGAAGAGAATGAAGGCTATTGAAACGCCTGGTAACATCTATCTTACTAACACTGAATCATTTGTGAAGTACCGCAGCGCCCTGGAGCCACTTGGTTTCACAGGATGCATTGTAGATGAATCTTCTGACATGAAGAGCCCGAGGTCTAAAGTCAGTCAAGAACTTGTAGATTTTGCACAGTACATGAAAAGATTCTATCTTCTTGCTGGAACTCCTGCTCCTAATGGAGAGTGGGAATACTATATGCAAATGAGAGCTATAGACTATTTTGGCTGGCATTCGAGTTATTCACAGTTCAAAGAATACTACTTTGTCAATATGTCTTACAATCCTCAGTATGAGAAGTTGTCTATAAGACCTGATAGAAAGGATGAGCTTCTTGCTAATGTTAAGCGGAAGGCTCTCTATGTCGACAAAGAAGATGTTTTAGATACGCCAGGCAGAGAGTTCATACCAGTTGAGTATGATATGCCAAAGTCTTTAATGGCTCATTATAGAAAGCTTAAGAATGAGCTTTATTTGGAACTTGGTGATAATGTTCGAATAACTGCAATAAATACAGGTGCTAAGCTTAATAAACTGAATCAGGTTTCGTCTGGTTTTATAATGGACACTCAAGCAAGAAAGGAGAATCAGTTCTACGGTACTGACTTGGCCGAATGGTACTTGCTGGATAATACAAGGTTTGAGGTCCTACAAGACCTTCTTAATCAAGATGGCATCGCAGGAGAACAAGTTCTTATCTGGGCTAACTACAGAAGAGAGTTTGAACTTATTCAAGGTATGCTCGGAGAGAGGTGTGCTTGCGTTTATGGAGGCGTTAATCTTGATGAAAAGAACGAAGCAATTCGAAGATTTAAGAAGGGCGATGTTCAGTATCTCATTGCAAACCCTGCATCAGCTGACAAAGGCCTGACACTCACTAATGCGCATATTGCGATTTACTTCAGCTTGAATTGGTCTTATGAATTATTCAAGCAGTCATATGATAGAATATATGGAGATAAAACTATTCAGCCGTACTTCTGTAGATATTACATTCTTATTGCAAAGCATACGATTGATAATGTTCTATATACAGATGTACTACAAGGTAAAGGAGACGCAAGCTATGCGGTTCTTAACCACTTAAAGGGAGGAATATAATGAAGCTGTTGACTAAGACAGTTAAAATTACAAATCGTCGTAATGTACTGGTGCAGATTCCTGGGTTTGTAATAGCCGCCTGGTCAGATGCTGAAGAGTTGGAGGTATATTATGATGAAGATGACAACACCGTTACCATCAAACCAAATGTACAAAGAGGAAGCCTCTTTGTTAAAGAAAGTAATAGAATGGCTGGAGCCTCAGAAGCGTGACGGCATCAAAGTCATTAGAATTGTAGATAGATACACGAAGGGATATTCAGACCTTTTCATATGTGCAAGAGGAAGGTTTGTAGTTGCTGAACTTAAAGATGACACTGGCACCGCGACGCCGCACCAAGAATTGTTCATAGAAGAGATGGAAGCGGCAGGAGCTATAGGAGGTGTCTGTAGAACAGTAAAAGAAGTTTCAGATTTGATTGACAAGGCACTCTATTGTACTTGTGGTGGAGAGCACTACAAGGCAGAGTTTGAATGGATAACATATTGCCCAGAATGTGGCAAAGAAATCAGGAGGTGAAGTTATGGAAGAGATTGACTGCTTAATAAAACAGAATATTGGCTTGATGGTGAATATACTAAAGCAGTATAATCTCTTTCGTGACCCTGAGGCCGAAAGTATCGCTTTTGAATCACTATGGCGAGCATGTGAAGATTATGATGAATCACTTGGATATAAGAGGTCAACGCTTATAACTATCTATGTGAAGCGGGCCTTAGGAAGCTACATACGAACACTGAATAAGCAACGGCAGATTGAAACAATATCTTATAACAATATCGCATATTCAGATGACGGAACTGACCATGAGTTTCTTGATTTGTTATCAGCTGATGAATCAGTTGAACAACAGATTATGAAAGATATATTTCATCAACAAGTAATGGAGGTGTATCATGAAGTAGCTGCTACATTAGATGGCAAAAAGAAAGCCATCATAGACGAATGGGAACAGTCGGAGTTTGAGGCAACTAATAAAGCCATCGCCGACGCGACAGGTGTATCACAACCGTATGTGAATCAGGTTGTGGCAACTTTTAAGCAAAAGTTGAGAAAAAGATTGAAGGAGGATTTTTATGATTAACGCAGCAAAGGTAATTGAGCTGATAAGCAACACAGCTGGTTACAATGACAAGCAATTCATTCTTAAGAAGAGTGAGAATGTAGAAGGCCTTAAGGAAATCTTGCGGTTCATCTACAATCCGTACCATAAGACTGGCATCTCCTCAGCCAAGTATCTGAGAGTACTCGAGATTGCCGATGCTCTTTCTACAGAGAAGTTTGTAGATTATAAAGCAATGCTTGCTTACTTCAAAACGCATCAAACAGGAACAGAGACCGATTTGGTTATGGCTGCTCATTTTATCAATAGCACCAGAACTCAGTATCCTGACTATCCGTATGCTATTGAAGTGGCCCGCGCTATAATTACACAAGACTTTCAGATAGGGGTTACCTCTACGACACTTAACACAGTGTATGGCAAAACTTTCATACCTAAGATTGACTGCATGCTCGGCAAAAAGTTCGGCGACGTTGGTCCGGCCAAAACTAAATGGCCTTGCATTGTAACTGAGAAATTAGACGGTATAAGGCGTGTTCTGGTAAAAGAAAACGGCGTTTGTAGATTCTACAGTCGCTCTGGACATGAAGATACTGGTCTGATTGAAATATTGGAAGAAGCTAAGTATCTTCCTGACAATAGAGTTTACGATGGCGAGCTTTTAGCTGCGGGAGAGTACCCAGACAGCATTGCCTTGAGACAAGCAACCAATTCTATTGGTAACAGTGGTGGTAATAAGACTGGGCTTATCTTCAATGTATTTGACATGTTAGATTCTCAGGACTACTGGGATGGTAAATCTACAGAGAACGCTGCGACGAGGAAGATAATGCTTGGAGCAACTCTGATGGATGAATCAATACAACTACTCGACGATAACTGGCCGATGCTGATTGCATCATACGGTATTCATCAGGAGCTTAAGTTCATCAAGTCCGTACCTATTCTGGGAGTGGTCAAATCTATCGATGAGGTAGACCAAATCGTTGAACCAATCTGGGCGCGCGGTGGTGAAGGCGTGATGCTTAACAGTATATCTGGCTTTTATGAGAAGAAGCGTTCCAAGGAACTTCTCAAGGTAAAGAAGACACAAGAGTTTGTTCTTGTAGTTACCGACGTGGTAGAAGGCACTGGAAAGTTTGAAGATATGCTCGGGGCATTGGTTGTCGACTATAATGGTACTCGCCTTGGTGTTGGCTCAGGTTTCACAGAGCCGCAGCGCCGCCACATCTGGGATAATGCTCAGGACTACATTGGTCGTAAGATTGAGATTGACAGCTTCGGAGAATCTACAAATATGATGGGCACGAAGTCGCTAAATTGTCCAATCTTTAAGAGGTTTGTAGGTGATGAAGAATGAGGCCATGTGAGGTAAAAGGACGCAAAGCTACTTTCCATAAGTGGTCTCACAAAGCTTGGGTGATTGATGCCGGTCTAACAATCGGCAGTCACCCCGGCGGCCAGATGGAATTAGATGTAGCAATCATTGAATATGAAGACGGTACTGTTACTGAGTGCTATCCTCATGAAGTAAAGTTTACAGATAAGGAGGAGAAAGCTGATGTGTAAGTTTTGCGATGGACAATGTGCTTGTCATATCAATCCTCCTTGTAGTTTCTGCACTTCTCATATAGAATGTGAGATATGTGGACAATATGTGTGCGAAGACAAGGCTGAGGAGTTAACTGACAACAGTGATGGCTCAAAGATTCTTGTCTGCCCTGACTGTTATGAGGAGGTGGATTGATGATTACTATGCCTAATGGAGAGAAGATGTCTTCGATTGAGTTTCACTTCTATGAGTGGTGCATCATCGTTAAGAATCTCTCAAGTGAGCAAATGGATGCTTTAACTGATGAGCAGTTTCAAGCCTTGAAGGAAGAGTTTGTAGAGGCCTACAAGTCAGCTATAGTAATAGATGTGAAAGGAGCAAAATGATGGCTTCATTAACTATGTCAGTAACTATGGAACGCCGCGCTGCTAAAGTCACTCTTAATGAGTGGTTTGAAAAGAAGTATGGCGTCGCCGCCGGGACGCATGATTGTCATGTACTTGGCTTATTCCAGTACACAGATGGTGACGAAGCAAGTCCTATCTTTGTAGTCGAACTTAAAGATGGAAAGGTGATTGAAGTATCTACAGAATCAGTTCAGTTTGTAGATATTACAATAACAGGAAGAAACGCGAAAGGAGAGCCAATTTATGATTGACAAGAGTTATGGAAAGTTCTACACAACTTGTGATGGTTGTGGCGAAGAGCTTGACCCGACTGATACATTCGACGAGGCTAAGAGCCAAGCGGATGCTGAAGGCTGGGAGACAAAGAGACTTGGTACAGATTGGATTAACCTGTGCCCAACATGTGCAAAGGAGGTTTAAGCTATGATGTTCGTTATTAGTGTAGTAGCATTGCTCTGTTGCATTCTGTGCCTTGGCAATACTATGAACAAAACAGCAGGAAGGTTTGAGAAAGTATTCTTCAGCATTATGTCTGTAGTATACCTCATCCTCTGCGTAATTATTCAGGTGGGGGTGAATGGCTAATGCTTGTAATTTCAATTGATGGTGCTTGCCGCCGTAATGGAAAACCGAATTGTGTATCAGCTGGCGGAGTGTTCATTATGCATTACAATAACACTCTGGAATTGACGCATACAGCATTGAAGTCCAACTATGAGTTGGAATCTACAAACCAGCGTGGAGAGATGCTTGCGCTACTTACTGCAATTGATTATGTGTATGATTCGAAGCAGTCTGCACAGGTCATTACAGATTCAGAGTATTTATTCAATACTATGACAAAGAACTGGGTCGGCAATTGGGCGAACAAGGGCTGGATTACTTCGACAGGTGAGCCTGTTAAGAACAAGGACATCTGGCTTCAGATTAAGCATGCTCATGATAGATGCGTGGCCGATGGGATAGAGCTTATCTTCTATCATGTGAAGGGGCATACGATTCCATTCGGTAAGGTTACAGCCCAGCGCCTCCTCGCTCAAGATTCAAGTGGCATGGCTTTATATGAGGCTGTGAAACAAAAGTACCATGAAGTCAAGTTTGACAAAGATGTCTTAGGCAAAGTGTCTGAGCTGTCAGAGAAGAATAATGGCTTCGTCCCCACAGAAGAGATTATGGAACGATTTGTAGTTACTAACATCATCGCAGATGCAGTAGCTACAAGGTGTGTTGAGGCTGCAGACGCTTTGGTTTAATCAGAATCAATAATCAGCCGTAAAATGCAGTATTTACTTTTTTCTAATTTTGTGGTATAATATAATAGTAAGGCACCCGCCTTATAATAAATTGAAAAGGAGATTTTATCATGGCAAAAGAAGTCAGCAAAGATGAAGCTTTGGCAGTTAAGGAAACCGAAACTGCTTTAGCAACTCAGAACGAAGTCCCTATGGGTTTTGAGGATGAAGATGCTGGGGATATGATTATCCCTCGAATCAAGGTTGTCCAAACCCTAAGCCCTGAAAGAAAAGAGGGCACAGCACAAGAAGGCAACATTATCAACTCTCTGACCAAAGACAAGTACAACGGTAAGAAGTTCATTCCTGTCTTCAAGTTCAACAACAATGTAGAGTGGAAGGACCGCTCAGACGGTGGCGGAATTAAGTGCATTGCCAGAGATGGTAAGGTTGGTGAAGCTTCTGATGGAACTACACTGTTGTGTGCATCCTGCAAGCGTTGCGAGTTTGATAACACTAAACAGGGTAAGGAGGCAGCTCCTAAATGCACGAAGTACATTAACTTCTTTGGGTTCTTCGAAGGCGAGCGTATGCCTATCATCTTGAGCTTCGGTAAAACGAACTTCAATGAAGGCAAGAAGCTTTACAGCTTGGCAAAAGTGACCATGCAGAACATGTGGAACTATGGTTACACGCTGAACGAGAAACTTCAAGCCAAGGGTGGTAATGAGTGGTACATAATCGTACCGGTCGCTGCTGGAGCTACAAATGAGGATGATAGAGCCTTTGCTCTCGAGATGTACAAATCATTCCGCAACTCTATGCAGATGGTTAACTACGACATGGAAGATGCTGGGTCCAACGCTTCTTCAACGCCTGCCCCTGATGTAGAAAAGACTGAGTTCTAATTAGTATTTCAAAATCAATGAGGCCCAGCGGTCATCGCGCTGCTGGGCCTCAGTAACGAGGGGGCGGATTGATGCGTTGGAGCGACTATACTACAAAGATTTTAGCTTCTGTAGATAATGAAGCATACTTTACCAGTATCCTACATAATATGCAGAGGCGTGGGCAAGAAGTGAAAGCTGAGTGCCCATTCAAAGAACTTCATGAATCTCAATCTGACAACAACCCTTCACTAACAGTCAATCTTCAGAAAGGCGTTTACTATTGCAACAGCTGTCACTCCAAGGGTAACATTCACACTATGTATAGATACATGGAGCATAAGACAGCAGAGGAAGCTTGGTTTGACCTTGGTGATGCTTTGAAGATTCCTCGTCCCGATGGCACAAAACCTGCGAGGCCTGACATTGAACCCGGTCTGGTTCAAGAATATCATAAAGCATTGATGAGCCTTACAGGTTCATTGAGAGATGTTCTAAAAGACAGACGAGGACTTGTAGATGACACGCTTAGAAGGTTTATGCTTGGCTGGGATGGTGAAAGGGTTACAATACCAGTCTATGATGAGTATAATGTATTGGTTAACTTCAGACGCTACAAATGGAACTCTGATAATGACCAGTATAAAGTGCTTAACTATCAAGACGAACATGGTAATACCTATGGTGAGGTCAGAATATTCGGCATTGACCGAATTATGGATGAAGACACGGACTATGTAGTCTGGTGTGAAGGTGAGATGGACCGTATCATCACAGAACAGCAGGGCTTCCCCGCCGCGTGCCCTACTTCTGGTGCTGGAACATTTAAGCCTGAATGGACTAGACTATTCAGAAACAAGAAAAAGGTTTATCTGGCTCAAGACAATGATGAAGCCGGAAGAAACGCTACAAAACGGTTGTGTGAGAAACTATACAGAGTTGTAGATGTCTACACAATCAATTGGCCAGAGGACTTCCCCCAGAAGGGAGACCTGACTGACTACTTTACCAAATGTGGCCAAACCGCTGAAGACTTCCAAAAGTTACTTAATGGAGCTACAAAGTATGTGGACCCAGATATTGAGGAACGATTAGCGGACGAGGCTGAGGCAATTGAGATACACTTATCAGACAGCTCAGCGGCTGAAAACTTTGGGCGCCGTTTGAGTATACCAGTTATGGTAAGTGGTAAGGACAGCACACCGTATATTTGTCCTAAGCGAATAAAGGCTGAATGCGGTGAGGCTTTTGACAGTGAATCAAAGAAGTGTGCTAATTGCGCTTTAGCAGTAATGGCTGGTGAACGAATAAGAACTCTTCAGTCTATAGACCCAGATGTTCTAAAGTTGATTAAGTGTACTGATAAGCAGCAACAGCAAGTAATGTATGAAATGATGGGTATCAATCCACGTTGTGACCGTGTAAAGCTCGAGATTGAAGAGTACATGAATCTTGAAGAGTTACGACTGATACCTAAAGCTGAAGCGAACTTCGGTTTTTCCAACGAGCACGAATATGTAGTGCGTACGGGATATTTCATAGGAAACAACTTAAAGACAAACAAGCGATACACAATGGTTGGCTACATGTATCCAGAACCACACTCGCAGTATGCAACGTATGTATTTGACAATGCATATCCAGAGAAAGATTTGATAAGCGACTTTGAACTGAATGAGGAATCAATCAACTATCTTAAACTATTCCAGCAAAAACCTGGGCAGTCTATTAAGAGTAAGTTTGATGAGATACATACAGATTTAGAGCGCAATGTCACTTATATCTGGGAGAGAAGAAATGTAGCTTTTGCCGTTGATTTAATTTACCATACTGTATTGAACTTTTATTTTCAACAACAGTATGTGAAGCGAGGCTGGGGTGAGTTATTGATTATTGGTGACTCAGGCCAGGCTAAGACTACCATTGTAGAGAGGATGATGCATCATTACAGACTTGGAGAACTACACTCAGGTGAATCTTCAAGAAGAACAGGACTTGTCTACAATTTGCAACAGAACAATAAAAGATGGTTCCTTGTCTGGGGCGCTTTCCCGCTTAATGACGGCGGGCTACTTACAATCGATGAGTTGTCTGGTCTTAATGAAGAAGACCTGGCCGTTATGTCAGATGTACGTTCAAGCGGAATCGCTAAAGCAACAGGAGTTATCACAGCAGAAACTACAAGCAGAACAAGAGCAATATACATTTCAAATCCTCGGAATGGACGACAGCTCAATTCAGAAACTTACGGAGTTAATGCAGTGCTTAAGCTCATGGGAAAGGCAGAAGATGTTAGACGTCTTGACCTTGCTATGTCCGTCGCCTCTGGAGACGTTGACCCAGCACTTGTTAACAAATCACTCAATGACATGCCAGCAGTCCCACATGTATTCACATCAGAAGCATGCAACACGAGAGTTTTATGGGCATGGTCCAGGCGACCAGAGAATGTCGAAATCTCAGATGAGACAACTCAACACATTCTCAAGAAAGCCACAGAGATAGGTGCAAGGTATTCCTCGAAGGTGCCTATTGTAGAGGCTGCTGACCAACGTATTAAGATAGCTCGTTTGGCAGTTGCTTGTGCAGCTTGTGTGGTATCTACAGATGAGACCTTTGAGAAGATAATCGTTAAGCCAGAACATGTTGACTTTGTAGTTGACTTCATGAATGAATTGTACTGTGCAAAGAGCTTTGGCTATGATAAGCTGAGTGACCAAGAACATGCAACGACTGATACATCTGATAGCAATATCGATAAGTTAAGGTCTCTGTTCTTAACTCTGCCAATGCAAGACCATAATGAAATGGCTAAGATTATTTATCAGCTACCGTATTTCAGCCGAGCTACACTTGAGGACTATACTGGTCTTACCAAGGATGACTTGAAGATGCTCCTGAAGTTTATGACTACACAGCATCTTGTAGAGAAGTCAAGAGGCGATTATAGAAGATTACCACTTGGCACGCAATTGTTTGAAAATCTTACAACCAGAGCAGCGACACCTGAAGAGGTGCAGGAGGCGCGTAAAAACTACTACGCTCCTACCGATTATTAAGGAGGAACTAATCATGGAAAACGAAATCAGGTATTATCTGAATCAAATCAAGCAGGCTATGACTGAGCCTTGCACAGAGTGTGCTTTACCTGGTGCAGAGCCGCCGGAGCCATTCAAACCGCAGTATCTTGTTACTGCTACCCGCTTACCTACAGGAGCTATTGAGCTTGCTGTAAACAATCAGAACATCGCTGATAAGATTGATTACATCTTAGATGCATATAATGATGATATGCAGCTTAAAACAAACACAAGCATCAGGATGGAAAACATCTTGATAGTATAGGAGGCGCGGCATGGATATTTTGAAGAGACTTACAAACTGCACAGTATATTCTACTGTGCGCCAGGAAGATGATGAAGCTGCTTGGTTAGCAGCAAGAACAAGAGGTATAGGTGGTTCAGACGTTGGTCCTATCTGCGGCGTTAGCCCCTTCACCTCAGCGCGCCAGGTTTATTTGAATAAGACTGGCCAGTATACAGATGCAATGAAACCAGGTGAGGCTGCCCAGGAAAGAATGAGATTCGGACACTTGCTCGAGCCTGTAGTTGCTGATGAGTACGCACACAGAGCTAAGGATGAAATTAAGGCAATCTATACTGTGGATGCTACATTGTGCCACAAAGATTATCCTTGGGCCTTAGCTAACGTTGACCGCTTGATTGAGTATGCTGATGGGACGCTGGGCATCCTTGAGTGCAAAACTACAAGTGAGTATGGTAAAGATGAGTGGGACAGCGGCGAGATAATGATGACATACATCTATCAGCTGAACTGGTACTTATGGATTCTTGGACTTGAGAAAGGTGCCTTTGCTTGCCTTGTAGGTGGTAATAAGTTTTATTACTACGATGTATGGAGAAATGATGAGCTGTTGAATGAGACCATCATCCCAGCAGCGAAGAGCTTTTGGTTTGACAATGTGTTGAAACTACAAGAGCCTTTGATGCAAGCGTCTGACACCGACTTTGCCAACACATTGTATAGCTCAGTGGTTAAGAACTCTGAGAAGACACTTGATTCAGATGTTGCTAATGACTTAGCAAGAACTGTATTCGAGTGCAAGGCTCAGATTAAAGAAATCACATCTACAATGGAAGAAGCTCAGAACCGTCTTAAGGATATGCTGCAAGACACTGAGATTGGCTATACCAAGGACTTCACAGTCAAATGGTCGCCGCGCTCACAGACGAGAGTTGATACTGACTTACTTAAGACCAACTTCCCTGAAATCTATGCTCAGGTTCAGAAGAAGATTGAGTTCAGAGCTATGTCAGTTAAGGGAGGTTTATAAGATGCAGATTAAGGTAATTGACTTTGGCTACAAGAATCTCCCTTGTAGAGCCCATGCAAACGATGCCGGTGCAGATGTGTATGCCACAAAGAATGTATCGATATATTCTGGGCAGACATATGCAATGCCATTAGGCTTTGGTCTGGAACTCCCTGATGGTTATGCTGGGTTCATATTTCCAAGAAGTGGTCTGAGTAAGAAAGGCATTGTTTGTGAATTGCCTCCTATTGATTCAGGCTACAGAGGTGAAGTTCATGCTATCATTTCAAATGTTGGAAGAGATAGCTATGACATTAAAGAAGGTGACCGTATTGGTCAACTGGTAATTACTCCAGTTATTCTGGCAAGTTTCTCAACTGAAAATATTAAAGAGCGCACAGATGGAGCCTTTGGTTCCACTGGCCGATAAGGAGGACAACATAATGAATAAAGATATTTGTACTGTTCAGATGGATGGCGAGGTAAAGGAATCTCAGGACTTTGTAGCTATCCTGTCAAAAGACAATGGTGATGCTTCTCTGTTTTATTGCACCGACGCCTTGACACTTGGTATGGCAATGAAAATGGTTGCCAAAGCTTTTATCACTGAGATGAATGAATTGTCTGATGAGGAACGCTCTCAGATTGAAGAGATTCTCGGCGATGCTTTTATTAAAGAGAAAGTTGAGGAAGACCTACAAGCAGCTGACAGTCAGTTAGCAGAAAGGTTGGCCGAAGATGAATAAGATTCAAGTAGCCGTGCTTGCCGAGGGACATCAGTCCCCCGGCGGCATGATGATGTTCCTTGCAAGACTTACTCAGCGTGGGCACAATGTAAAGTCTATGGATGATTTGCTTGGAATGTATAACAAGGCAGTCGATGTTGACCCGGCAGTTTCTACCGAAGAAGAGATTGCCAAACGTGAAAAGTTACTGAGGACAGTAGCAAGTCTACCTCATGGAACTATCACACGATTCTCACCTATCACAGTCGCAATTGTAGGTGCCTCTCGCAGATTCCTTGCACAGGCCAGGACGCACCAGGTTGGTGTGACTTATGTAAGCGCTTCACTTCAGTACAGTGACTATTCTGACCAGGCGGACTTTGTAGTTCCTTATGAGATGCTTGGTACTGAACCTAATGAGTTAGAAGCTCGCCGTGTATATCTTAAGAGCTGCACGAGAGATATGAATAACTACAAGTACTTTATTGAAGAATGTGGCATGAGCAATGATACAGCCGGATATGCTGCGCCGCAGGGCCTACGCAATATCTTGATTATGCAGGGCAACAATGAATCATGGGCGCACTTCATCAGAATGAGAGCTTGTAACAGAAACACACTTGAAACTCAGTATGTAGCTCTGAAGATTTGGGAAGAGCTTCTACATACAACTGATGGTGATTCAATGTTCTGTAACATTGGCCCTGACTGTGTAACCGGCAAATGTCGAGAAGGTAAGTTCAGTTGTGGGAAACCTATGAGCGGAACACCAACAGAACTGATTGATACTTTATTCCCAAAATTAAAGGAGGTACAGAACAATGGCTGATAAGACTAAAGACCAGCTCAAGCAGGAAATTGAAGTGCTGCAGTCTCAATTGAAAGAGAAGCAGCAAGAAGACATTTACAACGAACCCGCAAAGCAGCTCGCGATGATGAAGAAAGCTTTTATTGACAATGGCTTTACTGAAGAGCAGGCTTATGAACTTACTATCACATTAGTAAGAGGCCAGAATACAATGAATGTTGGATTCTCACCTTATGCAAGAGGAGGATTGGTAAAATGATTATCATTATTGAAGGACCTGATGGTTCCGGCAAAACTACCTTAGCCAATCAGCTGTCAAAGCAAACAGGCTATAAGATTATTCACAGAGTGCAGCCTAAGTCTGAAGAAGAGAAAGCAATCATGATGGGCGAGTATCTACAAACAATTCGTTCTGGTAAGAACATGATATTCGACAGATGCTGGTACTCAGAAATGGTATATGGCCCAGTAATGAGAGATGCTTCAGTCATTGGTTATCCGCAGATGTATGACCTTGAGAGACAGCTTGCAAAAGCTGGTGCAATGATTATTTATTGTACAGATTCTAAAGCTGCCCTATGGTCCAGATGTCAAGAGCGCGGCGAAGACTATATTGTAGATAGAGCTACCTTTGACAAAATCTGTGATGGCTTTGACCAACTGTTTGCAGCGCCGCATTACGTACCTGTTGTAACTTACAAATGCGCTGATATGCATGTACTATGAGCAATCGCATTTGTAAGGGTTGTGGCTGGATATATCCGCCCTCTTACAATGAAGCTCGGTGTCGTTTCTGCGGCACCGAGTTTACTGAAAGAATCTGTCCTATATGCAAACAGCTCAAAGTTCCTAAAGGACCTGACAGTCCTATTTGTAGAGAATGCTACAATGAACAACGCAGAGGTAATAGAGCTACTATTGATTCTGCTTTACGCTGGAGGGCTAATAAACTACAGGAGGCAGAAGACTTGTATCAGGATTGGCTTAAGCGAATCGCCGCTGCACCATTTGTGCCTCTTACAGAAGAAGACTGGTTAACTGCTTGTAGATACTTCGGTGGTTGTGCCTTGTGTGACATCTCTGAGATAGAAGCAAGAGGGTACTTTGTTCAGTTCGATGAGGGGGGCCGGTATACTGCCTGGAATATTCTACCTCTATGTGAACGCTGCGCCACAACGCTGAAGAAGCAAGTCAATCCGTTTAGAAGATTGAATACTCAGATAAATGGTAACTTGCCAATGAGTAGAGGCATGTCTTATAAGAAGCTTGATAGAGCTTACGAATATCTACAAGAAAGGTTGAATGAATATGAAAAGTAACCGCATGCAAGTATTCAAAGAGTTTACTCAAAGTCTGGCTACATTATCCAAATGCTCTGAGCGCCATGTAGCCGCTATAATCACAGATAAAGAATTGACACAAGTATACAGCGTCGGTATCAACGGTGGGCCTAAAGGCTTAGCAGACTGTATGTGTATCATTGATGGTAAGTACGGATGTATACATGCTGAGATTAATGCTTTAATCAAGGATAAGTCTACGGATGAGGGAAAGGTGATGTTTGTTACCTTAGCACCTTGTAAGCAATGCGCCGCCGCGATTATCAATGCTCCTAAAGGTTTTTCAGCAGTCTATTACTTTGAAGACTGGAAAGAGGATTCAGGCATTAAATTGTTGACATCAGCAGGTATTACAGTTGCCAAAATATAATAATCACACATATAATTATTATAAGGTTTAATTCACACGTAGCACGTCCTAAGAGGCTCATACAAGTCCGTGAATAACAACCTTATAATAATATCCTCTTAAATCCTACGAACGAGTAACGAGCGATATAATTAACAAGAAGAAAGGAGTGAGGCTTAAAATGGCGCAAATAAACATCGTCACTACACCTGAAGAGCAGGAGATTGTTCTCAAGGCAATAGCTACACTATCTGGTCAGACAGTAGCTGTCTCTGATATTGCTAAGAAAGCGGGTCTTAATCAGAACAGAGTCAGGTATGTTATTACAGACCTCGAAGAAGCTGGTAAGATTAAACGCATACCTACAAAGGCTTTCAACAAGCACTATATCCGTTATAGTTATGAGGTGCTTGTGTAGCCAATCAAATTAAGGAGGATAGCCTATGGGAATCAAAGTGTATGGTGCTGAGTCATGCCCTCAGTGCCAAGGTGCTAAACAGTACCTGAAGTCAAAAGGTATGGACTTTGAATATGCAGATGTATTCAAAGATGAAGCTGCTATGCAAGAACTTGAGCAGCTTGGTGCAATGTCACTACCTGTTATTAAGTGCGGTGACGAAACAATCATGGGATTCAATGTAAAGAAACTTGAGGAGGTACTTAATAATGGGAATGCTTGATATGAACAGGGTTGTAGATGACTACATGCTCCAACGAGATTGGAGAGTAAAGGAGAATAGTAACGCACCATTTAGCTTCGGGCAAATGAACAAGTATATCATCAGCGCCGTGTCGAAGCAGTACTGGGCTGAGAGAGTGTACAATGATGTAGCAGAAGCTGCACACAATGATGGCTTTCTGCATATTCATGACATGAGTGGTCTTACCATTTATTGCTGTGGGTATTCTCTACAGAAGGTTCTGGACTATGGTGTGAAAGGCATTCCGAATATTCCGGCGTCAAAACCTGCTAAACACTTCGACGCCGCGCTGAATCAACTTGCAAACATGCTGACTATCTTTCAGAATGAAATTATGGGAGCAGTTGCCTTCAGCTCATTCGACACATTGCTTGCTCCTTTTATTAGACTTGATAACCTTGACTACAAGGAAGTTAAGCAGGGTATTCAGAACTATGTCTATTCGGTCAACTCAAATAGTAGGGCCGGGGCGGAACCAGCTTTCAGCAACCTTACGTTCGACCTATTTGCTCCTAAGGATTTGAAAGACCAGCCAGTTAGAATTGCTAATAAGCTGATGGACTTCACTTATGGAGATTGTCAGAAAGAAATAGATATGCTGAATAAAGCCTTCTTTGAGGTTATGCTTGAAGGAGATGCTAATGGCAAACCGTTTGCTTATCCTATTCCTACCTATTCTATCATGAAGGGTTTTGACTGGGACAATCCAAACAATGAGCTTTTATGGGAGATGGCTGGTAAGTATGGGTATCCGTACTTCAGCAACTTCATAAACAGCGACATGGACCCGAGCGATGTCAGAAGTATGTGTTGTAGATTACGTCTGGACCTTAATCAGCTCAGCAAACGTAACGGCGGATTATTTGGGTCTGGTGACAGCACTGGCTCTATTGGGGTCGTAACCTTGAATCTGCCTCGCCTCGGTTATCTTAGCAAGTTCAAATCTAAGGACCATTTGAAGTCTCTCATTAAAGACTATATGGAAATTGCCAGAGACAGTCTTGAAGAGAAACGTAACTGGTTGAATATGCACCTCATCGGCACTGGTATGTTGCCGGCGTTCGATACCTATGTAGGTACTCTGAACAATCACTTCTCTACAATCGGTTATGTAGGAATGAATGAGCTGTGCATGAACTACTTAGGCATGGACATTACAACACCTCAGGGCAAAGCATTAGCTGAGGAGTTGCTGGACTTCATGAGAGATATTCTTTTATCATTCCAGAAGTCTACAGGAAACCTGTTCAACCTTGAGGCTACACCAGCTGAATCAACCTGCTACAGACTTGCAAAGCTTGACAGAAAGACTTATCCTAACATCTATACTCAAGGCAGCGGCAATAGCGTCTATTATACGAACTCTTGTCATGTGCCTGTAAGTCAGATTGAAGGTATCAAAGCTTTGCTTGACCATCAGGATTCTCTACAAGTTAAAATGACAGGTGGTACTGTAGTGCATCTGTACTTAGCACAGGGTATCTCTGGCGGTCAGGCAAAGAGTATCGTTAAACATGTATGTGAAAATTATTCATTGCCTTATATTTCATTATCGCCAATTATTTGTTATTGTCCAGACCATGGTGTCTTGGATGAAGTAGTTGAAAGTTGTCCTCATTGCGGCGGAGTAACCAAATATATGCAGCGTATAACCGGCTACATACGCGACGTTGATAACTACAACCCTGGTAAGCTCCAGGAGTTTAAGGACCGCAAGCAAATACATGTTGAATAAGCTTGTAAGCTACAAGGGCATTATCCATGAACGGGCAGAAGATGCTCCGTTCATGGGAGCCCTTATTATTGGAGTGTCTTGTAGAAATAATTGCCGGAATTGTTTCAACCAGCACTTAAAAGATACACAGACATATATCAAGTTTGCTGATGAGATTATAGAAGAGGTGAAACAGAATCATTTCAATGATGGCATTATACTTGCTGGACTTGAATGGTCTGAGCAACCTGATGATACGATAGCACTTATCAGCTGCGCCGCAGCGTCAGGTTTGAAAGTTATACTATATACTGGCTTAACTGAGTGGGAGCTGTACCGCCGCATCCCTCAGAAGTTTCTTGTAGGTTGCTACGTGAAGTTCGGTGCATATGAAGAAAGTAAGGTCGCTGATAACTACAAGTCACTTGGTGTAAAGTTAGCAAGCACAAACCAGTATATCAAACTTGTGCAGTGAAAGAATAATTCTAAGAAATGTATTTACGGCTGCACATAATTATGGTATAATTAAATAGTAAAGGAGAGTGATGACAATGGCAGTAATTCAGCCGAAGAACGTACCTGTAATTCAACAAGGTGATGGGTACACTTACAATCCTGCAACATTCAAAGAGCATCTTGTAGATAAGTTCATTGAAGTGCAGGACCCACAAGAGATTCTGAAAAAAGTTAAGCCCTTTGAGTTCAAAGGAAGACGCTTCATAACATTTGATACAGAAACTCATCCGCATTTCAGAAATAGTCATGTCGTACCAAAAGAAGTGGTGAGACGCTGGGTTGGTACAGGAAAGAAAGCAACTCCACAGGATTATCCATTCAGTCTTCAGGTTTGCGATGGAAAAAATTCCTACATTATATATGATACTGTGGAGAATAACTTTGCATTATTCAGACAGTTAGCACCGTTGTTCGAAGATGAGACAATTGAGAAAATTGCTCATAACTGGAAGTTTGATGCTCATCAGTTCGCAAATGCAGGTATGAAGATTAAGGGACGTGTACATGATACTGTAGTGCTTTCGAAACTTGCAAATGAAAACAGACCATCATTTCAGTTAAGAGACCTTGCAGCAAGAATACCTGGTGGTATTGTTAAGTTCGAGTTCATGGTTGATTCCTACAAGACACTTAACAAGGTTACAGACTATCGTCAGATTCCGAGAGAGTTACTTACTCAGTACGGCGGTGCAGACGTTTGGAACTGTTACTTAGAGTTCATTACAGACTATGAGATTCTTGAAAGAGACGAACTCATCGGACTGTATGACAAAGAATGTGAACTTATGGTTGCACTCTATGCAATGGAACGTTTTGGGTTTGCAACTGATAGTGAGTATGAAGGACCACTTAAAGCTGACCTTCAGAAACTTACAGATGATGCTGAAAAAGCAATCTATGATGAAGCAGGCAAGATGTTCAACATCAACTCAGGTAAACAGTTATATGATGTATTGATGACTCTTGGTGTCAATCATGGCTGGATTCCGACAACGCCCAAGGGCAATCCTAAACTTGACAAAGATGTGCTGAATACATTGGCTACAAAGTATCATGTCAATATTGTTAAGAACATTTTAGAGTTTAGAAAATATGAAAAACTTCTGACAACATATGCAGTAGGCATTTATGACCAGAAGGATGCTGAGACAAGAGTTCATGGAAACATCAATCAAACAGAAGCAACTACTGGTCGTATGTAAATTACAAAGCCTGCTCTAAAAACTCTACCTAAGAAGGATAAGAGACTAAGACGAGCATTTGTCCCTTCTCTTGACTTTGAGTTATGGTTCATGGACCTTGACCAGATTGAGTACAGATTGTTCGCACACTATGCAAAGATTCCTAGTTTATTACAAGCAATTGAAAATGGGTATGATGTGCATGCTGCCACAGCAGCTATGATATTCCATGTAGCAGTTGATGAGTTTCTGCATAACATTCATGAGCATGAGACACTTAGCATACAGAGGAAAGAGCTTGTAGATAAGAGCAAAGAATTTGCTGAAGAGGACCAAAGGTTCTATAAGGCTGAGATTGAAAAGTTAGATGAGTTGATTGAATCTCTACAGAAGTATGTGGATATGCGTGGTAAAGGTAAGACTATCAACTTCGCACTTATATACGGCGTAGGTATTGACCATCTAAGCGAATTGCTGGAGTGCTCGACAACTGAAGCAACTAATCTGAAAGCTACTTACTTTGCACAAATGCCTGAAGCGAGAACATTCATTGCAACTGTGCATCAAGTTATTAAGATGAGAGGTTTTGTTAAGAACTTCTATGGAAGACGTCGCCGCCTTGACCCTGATGATTGCTACAAGGCACCTAATGCTTTAATTCAAGGATGCGCTGCAGACTATATCAAAGCAAAGCTTGTAGATATGTATAAGTACATCATGTACCATAATCTTAAGACACAGCTTATACTCATTGTGCATGATGAAATAGTGTTGGCTGTGCATAAAGATGACCAAGAGCATATACCTGTATTCAGATGGCTTCTCTCAGACTTTGCTTCGTTCCGTTGCCCAATCACTGCTGGTGCAGAAAAAGGTGCGCCATCTTGGGGTCAGAAACTTACACCTCCTGATGTTGGATTTAAGGAACCTGAAGATAAAGCTTATCTTGAGTATGATGTGTATGATGGTTCAATCTTTGACATCTACAAGGAGGTCTAGCTATGGGTCTTATTGATACTCTAAACAGAACTGCTGCAGCTTTAGAAAATAAAGCTAAAGAGATTAACCCACCTAAAACTATTAAATGCCCAAGATGTGGTAGTACTGATTTTATTCATACTGCTAAAGGATTCAGTAAAGGCAAGGGTTTAGTTGGAGCTGCTATAATTGGCGGAGCAGGGTTAGTATTCGGAACTTCAAAGAATACTGTTTGTTGTGTTTGCAAGCAGTGCTCAAAGAAATGGGAGGTATAGTATGAATAAACCAATTTCTAAACGACTTAAAGAAATGCAAGCTGACATTGAAGAGCATTTTACCAGACAGCAAGGACAGTTCTATCTTGGTAAGTTATATGGTCAGCTTGATGAGATAATCAAAGATGCTGAAGAGCAAGAAAAAGCTTATGCAGGAATGTGCTCATTATATCTTGTGCATAAGCCTGAAGTTCTTGACAAAGCTCTTGAAACTATGTCTGACATTTTGACGGGCAAAAACTTGAAGGAGGGTTCTTAATATGAAATTATCTGAACTGATGGAAGTGCCATTGAAAGAGGCACTTGATGGAATGGCAGTTGCAAAGATTACTCCCATCGCTAATGATACTGGTGACATTATCAAAGTGATTGTTGAGTATATGCCAGAAGATGAATTAAAGAAGGGAGACAAAACAAATGGCTACAGAAAAGGCTAAGAAGATTTGGGATAACTACAAGGTAATTGGTGAGGTAAAGAAGTCGGATGCAATCAAGCTTGTAGTTGCCGCAGCTTACAGAGATGGTGTTCAGTACATCAATATCAGAGAGTTCTATATTCGTAAGCGTGACAATGTATGGATGCCGGGCCGAGACGGTATCACTATTCCAGTAATCATTCCTGTTAATCAAGGCAAAGAAATGATTCATACTTACACACAACTCGGTGACCTTATGACTGAGGCAGTTGCTGCTCTTGCAGTTATGCCAATGGAAGATGCTGAGAATGCAGTCTGGTATACACCAAAGGAGGGCAAGTAAATGAAACTGAAAGAATTGAAAATGGGCAGCACATTTACCATCCCGCTTGTAGTTCTTGGTGCAACTGCCAGAGAGACAAAGGCTAAGAAGCCTTATCTACAAATGGAGTTCTTTGATGGTACAGATTCCATCAGCGGAAACTACTGGGATTGGTCAGGCAAGAATGTTCCTGAGAAGAATGCCATCTTGAATGTATCTGCTCAGCTTACAGAATATCTCGGCACTCCTCAGCTGAATATCAAAAGTATGACTACAAACACTGAACTTCATATCAGTGAGTTTACTCCGAACAGTGGCGTTGATATTGGCGCTACATATCTTGAAGCTTATGAGATGGCTTCAGCTGTGAAGGATGACTTCTTAAGAGAATTGACTTTGACAATTCTCGAGCAGCTTAAGCACTTATGGGTTACAGTACCTGGTGCTAATACAATCCACCATGCTTATACAGCTGGTACCTTGATTCACAGTGTGTCTGTTGCAAAGATTGCTAAAGCAGTTGCTGAAACCATTCCTGGTACTTTTATAGAGTTAGCAACTATTGGCGGCTTGCTCCATGACCTTGGTAAGTTGTTTGGTTACAGAATAAACGGTATCGTCTGCGAGATGACGGATGAAGGACTTTTATACGAGCATACTTTCCTTGGCGCTCAGTTTGTTAATAACTTTGCTGAGGAGAACAGTCTACTGAAAGATGAGAAGGATGAAGCCAAGCTTGAGCTTTTATGTCACATTATCCTCAGCCATCATGGTAAGCGTGAATACGGCGCCGCCATACCGCCGTCATCGATTGAAGCTCACATTGTTCATCAAGCGGATGCTATTGATGCGGCAGCTGAGCAAATCAGAGTTGAGAGTGATAAGGCCGGCCGCACCAAATGGACCGAACGAATCTGGGCCTTGGAGAACCGTCCGCACATCACCACTCAGTATACAAATGCAGTGTATCACAATCAAGAATAACTGTGTAGTTACTTCACCGTTTCTTTCTTAACCTATGTACGACCGCGTGTTTTCGTGATATAATAATATAAGAATAAAGGTCACGGCAGTAATGATTCAGATTATGCCAGCTTGGCATAGTGACCGGCCGAGCTGGCAGTTCATAAAGGGGGTTCAATTCGATGAGCATAAAAGATATGTTTGTATCTGACAAGGATACAGAAACCCACCGAGTTTGTGGCACATGCAATGAACTCAAACCTGTAGAAGATTTCTACAAGGACGGCAAAGACAATCATGGCAACATTAAATACAGGCGTGATTGCAAGGAATGTTACAAGGTTACACGAATACGCGAATCAGAGATGAAAGGACGGAAAAAGAAATGAGAGTTGTTGACGAACATAGCACAGATATGTGCGCTGCATGCGATATTGATTTAGGTACATGTGATACAATCTGGGCAGCTGGAGGAGCTTTATATTGCTCACGAGAATGTGGCATACACGATTATTCGATGATGAGCAACATATCAGCTGAAGATGCTGAGCAATTATTTGATGAAGAGGCAGAGGAAGTTAATCCAACTGATATTGGAATTGTTAGGAGGTGCGACCATGAAGCCTAAGTATTGTCAGTATTGTGGAGCACCTCTTGATGAGGGATGCGAGTGTCTACGTGAGCTCGCTGAATATGAAGCTGATTGAAGAACTTGAGAACAGACCAGAGACTCAACTTGGTTACAGACAGCAGGACTTAATTGATTCCTACAGATTTGAAAGGTAAGGAGGTGAGAAACATGATGACATTGGAACAGCTGCTTGAGAAGACTTCTGACGGTGACTTAATGGATATTCACAATGAGATTCACAGTCAAGTCGTTCCCGCAACAGGATATGCACATGCATTCTGTCGCAAAGTAAACAAGATGATTGACCAGGGCACTATGTGCATCAATCCAACAACGTACCGCAAGGTCTACCTTCCGACTCTCGTGAAGGTTGTAGAAAAAGAAATGGCAAGACGCTATATGGCTTGCTTAGTGAAAGGAGTGATTACATGCAATGGAGAACTGTAATTGGCTTCGAGCTGTATAGTGTTAGTGAATCAGGTTTAGTTAAGAATAACGAAACAGGTCTGATTCTAAGCCAAGGTGATTGTGGAAGTGGTTACTTGCACGTTAGACTTCATGGCAAATACAACAAACTAGTTCATAGACTAGTGGCTGAAGCATTCTTGGATAATTTAGAAGGTAAAGACCAAATACATCATAAAGATGGAAATAAGCAAAATAACGCTGTTTCAAATCTTGAATGGTGCAATCAAATAGAGCATCAAACAATTGAAAATGGCAAAGCAGTAAATCAGATTCTAGACGGAACTGTTGTTAATACCTTTCGTTCATTGCAGGAAGCTTCCAGATTTATGCAGCTTTCCAATAGCTCTAATATACGTCGAGCTTGCAAAACAGGCATGAAGTGTAAGGGCTATCATTGGGAATATGCAGAGGAGGCAAGCCTATGAAGAAAATAGAAACCACAGTGACCTACAAAGTTTCTGAAGGCTGCCACTGTAACTTGCGATTTGAAAAGCACAAAGGATTTCCAGCAGACCAACGCTGCAGGTTCTGCACAAATCTTGGAAAGGATGGTTTTGTGTGTGTTCTGCACAACATGCCGCTTGTAGTTGAAGAGGGTTGTCTAATTCGTAAGACACAAGCATGCATGCGTAACATGGCTTATAAAAGCCAGACAGTACCTGATATTGAGGACACACCGAAAGTAAATCCAAAGGATATGATTAAATGGGCACTAGATGAATACAACCGCGTTTACAATCAGTTAGTAAACAAAGGGTATCCTGCAGCGTTGGCTATGAAAGTAGCAAAAGAATCAGTGCTCAAATAGGAGGCGAGTATATGACAAAGACATGCAAGCAATGTGGTGTGATTAAGCCACTTGAACAGTTCCGTAATTACTATGGCGGACGCAAAGGCACTTACACCATTTGCAAGACTTGTGAGAAAATCAATTCTCGAGTGAAGTATCTCGAGGGCAAGTCAGAGCTAAACGACAAAGAGAAAACTGAACTTCAGTCAATATATCAGCTGTGGGAAACTCAACGAACATTAGGCTATCAGCCGCCGCGCACCACAGCAAAGGGTCAGAAACCGGTTGTAGATACTGTCTTGGAAATGATGGACACCTACAAGGAACGTTCTCAGCTGCTTGGGTCAGTTGCTGAAGAAGCCTTGACCGCACCGCCTGACTTGTTAAAGTGGTTGACAGAAGATTTGACAGACGACCCAGACTATTATTTGAACGACATCTATGACGGACTTAAGGAAGCTTATAAACCTGTATTGCGCATTGATGAACGTGCTATGATGCCAGTATATGACGAGACCTATTCAGGTATCTTGGATAAGATACTTGAGAGATTCTACAAATATGAGGATGACTATTATGCGCAAGATAATTGAAAGAGGCTTATGCCTGATTAGTTGCTTATTCATGCTATGGCTGTTTGTCTCATGGGCTGAGGTTGTCTCAAAGAACTTAAAGCCCAATCCTACATACAGTTCATGGAATGCATGGGTGAATACAGATTGAATCGGTATGTATGTGATAAGTGCGGACGATATTGCTACTCGTCCGCACCATCCGTCGAAGATTGCACAACCAAAGGCAAGTGTCCGTATGAGGGCTGCGATGGCCAGTGTAAATTAGCACCCTTAAATAACCAAGAGGAGGACCAACATGGACAGTAGAGATATTCAACGATTGGATGAACTGCTACAGTTCAAAAGAGTTTTGCTTGAGAAGGAAATACAGATGAATGGTATGATTGCTGATAACCTATCTAAGATGGGTGAAGTAGCACATACTGGCAAGGATTTTGAAGAGCTGATAAATGGGATGGGTCACAATGACTATCCATATTATAGGGGGTAATGAGTATGAGCAAAATAGAACTGTCACTTGCAAGTGACTATGTACCAAGCTGGACCATCGTAGATGCTATACGAGAACTATTCCAGAATGCTCTTGACCAAGAAGTGCAGTGCCCAGACAATAAAGCTTCATGGTCATATGAGAATGGTACCTTTAAGATTTGTAACAAACAGTCGATGCTAACAGCTAAGACGCTTCTGCTTGGCACATCTTCCAAGGATAATGACAACAGAACAATAGGTCAGTTTGGCGAAGGTTATAAGATAGCTACTCTCGTGCTATTACGTAATGCTAAGCAAGTAACTATCTACAACTATGGTCTGCGTGAAGTCTGGCGACCAAGATTTGTAAAGTCCCGACGCTTCGGCACTGAGATACTGACATTCTTCATTGACAAGGAATATCCTTGGAATAAGGTGCCAGACAATGACTTGACAATTGAAGTGACAGGCCTCACTGATGAAGAATGGTTTGAGCAAGTTGTTCCTGCAAACCTTCACTTGCAGTCGGATGTTAAGATTGAAGAATCAAACGAATATGGCGAAGCACTGAGTTCATCAAAGCATGCCGGCTTAGTATTTGTCAATGGTCTGTATGTCTGCAAGTATGACCCATATAAGTTCGGTTACAACTTCAAGCCAGGTAATCTCAAGCTTGATAGAGACCGTAAACTTGCATCAGATTGGGACCTTCGCTGGTTGGCTTCTAAGTTCTGGATGAATAATCCAAGAGTAATCGAGTTTGTAGAGCAAGGTCTGGCAGATGTATCTTACCTTAGCGATATGACTTGGTACAGCCAAGCGACTAAGCTATCAGATGATGCATTTGAGAAGTTCCGCCTAGTCCACGGACCGCGCGCTGTTCCAGTGACAACTCAAGATGAAGCTGACAAAGTACCAGCAGGTTACAAAGCTGTTATAGTCAGCAGTAACTACAAGAACCTTATAACAAGGAGCTCAGCATACGAAGAGCCCGAGTCGGATTCCATAGACCCGCTCGATAAGCTTCAACAATGGTTTGAATCTGTAGAGGATAACTTGACTGAAGAGCAGCGGGAACAATTCAATGAAATCATGGAGGAGCTGAGACTATGAAAAACTATTCATTCTTCAAATATTATATAGGTGGCGCGGCAGCACATGTTGGGTATGTACTGCATACCATCGGTTCTTGGGTGACTGAGCACATCTCGTCTGCTTATCATCATGTACGCGGTTCTTGGTACTGTCATTACTGTGGTAAAACACATCCTCGCCGCCGCGTCAAGTTTGCCATGAGATTGTCACCGAGCACTATCACAATCGATGAGCTGAAGTGGGGCCAGGAAACTACAAAGCCGACGGTCTGCCACAAGGGTGCGAAAGCATTGAAAGATGGTTCGTGGAGACCAGAGACTACCTCATTAAGTGATACATTCAGCAGTATCATTCAAGCATTCGAAAACCTCGGTAAGGCGTTCCAACAGCATTGTGAGCCTGCATCAAGTGAGACCGTTGCACGTCATGTGTATGACCCTCACAATCCGTCCCCAGACTGGGAGCCGAAGATTTGGTTCAGATGTGACCCTCTCAAGAATGACAGCTGTAAGAAGACGCAGTGCCGCCTCAACATGATGTTCAGCCCTGAGGTATCCGCTTGCGAACGCACCTCAAAGCCTGAGTGCTCTGTAGATGGCAAAGTGCTGTGGCCCGACAAAGAGTTCTTCGAAGGTACCAAGCGAACCAGAGACACTACAAGTCATGTGTGTAGACATTGCCCGATGGACCCGGCTGAATGTAAGACTTATGAAAAGAGACCCTGCGACACAACAGAAACGTATTCTGATTTCATAGAACAGGAGGTTAGCAATGAACGAACAAAAAGTAACCAATCTCAATGATGAGGAGGTGAAAGACTTGAACCCGGTGTTTGACCTATTTGTAGATAGAACACAAAGCCTGCTTGAGCGCTGGCAAAGATTCTATGCTACTGAGGCACATCAGCGAGGCCCTGAAGAACTACAAGAGCTTCAGGATAAGTGCTTACTGGGCATCATCTGTGAAATATCAGATGGGTTCACACAAGGTATGATTGAAGAAGTCAACCAGCGAATAAGTCTCAAGCATGAAGAAAAGTAATAAATTAAGGACCTGCATTGCTGCAGGTCCTTCTTTATGTTCAGATGTAGTTATTAGTCCCACTCATAATTGTCTTCATACTCGTCGAAGCGCGTCGCCACAGCTTCAAACTTGTCCTTATATTCAGGCTTAACTCTTCCATCAGGCCCAGCAGTTCGTTCTCTCAAACTCTCAAGCATTTCCTGGTATACGTCAGGCTCCTCTGTCAAGTCTAAGTTAAGTAATCTCTGATATTCAAGCATATCTAAGTCTCCATCAGCAATAGTAACTTCAACCTTATCAAGTAAGTCATTCAGCACCCCTGCGCCGCGCCCCTGCTTCGGCTGTAACTCTTCTATAACATGCTTTGCATAGGCTCCTACAGGTTGGCCTCCCTTGCTTATCAGAACTTTGTAGTAATCTACAAGCTTATCAAGAAGGAGCTGCTCTTTTGGGTCTCGATTGTTTTTCTTCCAAATACGTGTTGCAGTGTTGTTAAGCTTCTCACATTCTTTACAGATTGTATTACGACCTACAGATGTCTTACGAATACCTTTACCGCGAGGAATGTAGGGTCTGAAATATTCTTCAGTATCTGGAAATACGCTTGTACATTGCTTACATTGCTTAGTATGGCTCATTGTAATCCATCTCCTTTCTTAATAGATGCTGGTACCTTAAATCCTTGATTCATTAAAGAACGATATTCAGCTATTAAATCTGCTAAAATTGTATCTCTGCTGGGTTTGTAGTCTTTTTTCTGCATAGAACGATAACTTGAATATTTTGCATAACGTTTACCGCAAGCGTCACATCTATCATTATACTTCATATGAGATTGAACGTTTTGCTGTCCACAAAATGCGCAGCATGCAAGTACCACTCTGTTCTTTACGCCTTTGTTATCTTGCATCATTTGCAATTCACTCCTTTCATTCTTTGAGGTTATATTGCGTCATCGCCGCGCCTCTTAATTATATTATACGAGATTTAGTAGCAATTTATAGCCAATTTAGTGTTATATAAGTTTATTTAGATGTTGATAATGTGTATATTGTGTATATAAATGTAAACAAAACATCTGCGACGTTTATAAATAAGGC